CTCGTAAACCTCAACCATCGGAGAAGGAGCCGCCTTACCTTGTAACTCCCAATACTCAGCCTGAGCAGCTTCGAGAGCCTTGCTTATTTCCGCTTCGCCTTCAGGCGTTTTGGCAATCTCGTTAGCAGCCTGGACTTGAGCTTGCTGCTTTGTGAGCCCGGCTTCCTGCAACTGCTCAACAGTCTCATCATATTGCTTGCCGAACTCTTCTGACATAGTGTTGCGGAAAGTGCTATGAGACGCATAGCCACCAATAGCACCGAATGGCGTAGAGGCTATCACGCCTTGAATGTACGAATGGGTCAATCCCTCAAGTAGCGATTGTGTCTCGTCATAGTGCTTTAGGATAGAGTTATGGACAGCCTGAGTTACGAGTTCTTCCAAGCCCTCAATCTGAGGGATCATAAGGCCAGTGAGTATTCTCTTAGCAAGAGTGCTTGATACACCCCTGAAGATAGTCCTGAACATGGGCTGCACTGCCGTCTTGATTGGCTTGAACAAAAGCCCCACAAATGGGAGATCGGATACAGTCTCAATACCGCCAACAGCCGAACCATACAGAACGGCCCACTTAACTGCCTCTTCAAAGGGCACTCCCTGTTTTGTTAATTCCTCGGCCATACTAGCAGACTCAGGAGCACCGGCAACCAACATCGCAGTCGGTATGCCAACAGCCGGAGTAGCAATCGCTGATACACCAACGAGCGTACCCATGACACCTAGCGAATAGGCAAGAGTGCTGGCTATCGTATAGCCGATATACCCGGGATCCTTGAATAGTTGCGGATTCTCAAAAGGGTTCTCTAAATACAAAGGGTTAGGAGCAAGTTCAGGATGAGCTAATAGCCAATCCTGATTTTCTCGCATAAGCCTGAAGAATCGAGCTTCAGCATCAGTCTTGATCTGTTCCACCATCGCCTCATCTTCCGGCGACCTTACTTTGTCTCCACGATTCCAGGCTATCATATCTGCGACTGTGCCCCAGGGCACAAGTGTGGAGACAATGGACTGTGCTGTAGTCGGCGGTCTTGTATATTCAGCAACGAACATCGGGGCTATAGCACTGCCAGCTACCTTGAGCCCATGAATGAAGTTGACAGCACCAAGATACAGAGCATCCTTAATATCCTTCCCCGCACTCTCAGGCACATAGCCCCCATAGTAAATCCCCTCTGTGTCAGCCGCAACCTTATCAGCCGCGCTCATCATAAAGATTTCCCCTAGCTCCTCTGCCGTGATCTCAGGCCATAGGTTCCTCAATAACGCTTCAGCCTGTGGTGTCCAGCCGGTTTCTCGTATCTCGGCCAGGAAACCTTCAGGATCGTCCTGAATATAGGTTATAACCTCGTCAATATCTTCTTCAGGGAACACAGCGCCGAAGACCTGTTCAGTCTCAAGACGTTGATTCTCTAGTAAGTCCAGCCAATCAGCTACACCTAATCTTCCGCCCTCTGCCTGATAAGTCTCATACATCTGCCGCCCTTCATCGGTTAGCTGCTCTGCGCTCATGGGAATCTCGCCAGTAGGTAAGCCCATCCCCGGCTGTAAGAGAGTCATTAAGTCCGCTTTGGAATACTGCTCACCAGTGGGAGAGATATACATTTCGTCCTCTGTAATCTCCCACTTTTCCGGCGTGATCTGGCTAACACCAAAACCTCCCTCTCGCGGTGTAAACTTCAGCATCCAGCCTTCGTCTAACCTCAAGCCCATCTGAGTAGCTTCCTCTGCTGTGAAGAACATCTCTTGAGTAGCAGTACCAACCCTGCGTCTTTCCTCAATAGGCTCTTGCAGTTTAGGATATAACGCTCGCATATCTTTGAGCGAAGTCCCGTATTGACTCAACAACCTCTCGATCTCAAGTTGCTGAGATCGTTGATACTTGCCTAGTAAATCCTCAGCATTTAGGTTAACGGCCACTTCTTACCTTGCTCCTTCTTCCCTCTTATTACGTCAAGGACGTTAGGCTTACCTTGTGGTTTGGCCTGTTTTGTCTCTTGGACTAACTTCGCGAACCTCTCGTCTACCATGTCTACTGTGAACTTGAATTTATCCACGCTTTTCCTCCTGTGGTTTTCCTTTGGCAAACATCGGTACGACCTGTTCCCCTGGCTTCTCCTCTTCTCTCTTCCCTTCCATCGGACTCAGAGAGCTCATGGCTTTCCGTTGTGCATAAATAGTCTCAGCCCTCTCTGTCAAGATAGCAGCCTCAATCTGGTCTTGCTGCGTTGGTTTGGTCTTATCAACTAAAGCTCGCGCCCTTCGGTACAAGAATAGAATCTCATCCGTTTTCTCGGCTTGCTCTGACCTCAACTCCAACATCAACTCTTCGGGGTCCTGCACCTTGATAACTTCGCTTAATATGTATTTGTCCGGCAGTAATCCCCTGGCAGCATTAGCCATCGCTATGTCAGCAGCCGATTGTTCCTTTGATAACAGGAAGAATTGATACTTGATAGAAAACTCCCCCTCGAAGTCAGAAGGGGAATATGTATTATACCCACCGGGTCGTCCTAGCTTTATCTCTCGGCCCAGCGATACACACTGGTCAATAATCATTCGGTTCAGTGATTGATAGAACGACGCAATCATGGACAATATAGGAGCGAAGATGTCATTCCTTGCAGCCAATAGGTTAAGAATCGCTACTGACGATAACGGGAAAGTCAATGTCCCATAGTCCAACGGGGTCAACTCCCCCCTCTGAAGACAGGTTTCCATGATGGAATAGAGTAGGTTCGTCGCTGCCTTGATGTCATTAACGGGTAGCTGCCTGAATCCTCCACCCTTTTCCGTAGGAATTACCACGTCCTCTTGATAAGGCGATTGCTCCGGCCTCTTGGCCCTATCAGGATCAGTTACCTGAAGCTCTAATCCGCCCTTCAATGCCTTCCTGCTCAATGTCTTCAGGATAGTAGTTACCTCGTTCTTCTCCCCCCAAAGGCTACGGTTCGGCCAGAAGATACCCTCGCCGTGATGCTTGATGCCATCACCTAACGTAGACCCGATAGGACAGATAGATTGCACAAACGGCACATAACCATAGTGGTTAGGCTGTTCCCTCACCAGCTTTTTCTCGATGAAGACTAGTTCTCTTTGCCTGTCCCAATAGTCAATGACCTCATTCCCATAGGCCCTCAGCCCACTCCCTTCCCCTAACTCCTTGCTGTATTCCTTTAGAATCCTGGCCTTTGACCTGCTTGAGATAGGAGCTGCCCATGTCATTCCATCGTCATCTACGTCGTAAGGAAATTTCCTGCGGTCTATGGGCAGAATATCAGGGATGATACTGTCTTCCCCGTTTAGCCTGATACACACCCTCGCCGGAATCGCCCCTCGCATACACGCCTTCTCGTTAATGAAGGCATCCAGGCTAGGAATATCTCTCCTGGCAAGCCACTCATCCACCATATAAAAGATGTCATCGGAGAATCCTTCGATCTTCGACGCTTGCTTGTCGGTGAGATTCTTCCCCTCGATAACGGACTGTCTCTGGTAGCTCCCGGTAATGGCTATGGCCTTCTTTGCATATAGAAGAGGATCGTTGAGCGTAACATTCGCTACGTCCTTCTCATCTTCCGTCCCGTTCAACTTCTTCATGGTGAAGGGTTCAAGAAGATACAGCTTCTCATCCTCGTCCAGCCTGTCGAACAGGGGCTTAAACTCTTTTATCTTGTCCTGAACTTGCTGATATATCTTTGTGCTTTCGTCCATAGAAGTCTCCTATAACCCGAGGACTACCCACGCTACTACTACCCCCAACCCCGTCAGCAATAAGGCCATGAACGCCAGGATGAAGTTGATCTTGATGTCTTGCCACCGCAAGCGATGAGGAACATGGTTATACAAAGCGTCCCACATCATTGACACCTGCTCCGCTATTGTCTCAGGCTTCTTTGGTATGTTGTTCATGGCGCCCTCCTTAATATCTCCACACGGGAGTCTTGCTCGATACACCCGATAGCTTATGAGTAGCTACCGCGTATCTTCTGGCATCCATGCCATGACTCCAGGCGTGTGACGTCTTATCGGTAAGCTGGCCGGTAGTCCTGTCTCTGAGATACCTGAAGTTTCTCTGTTCCTTGATACACTCGGTACTGTCCTTCGTCCAGTGCTGATAGTATTGATTGACCTTCTGCGTACCATACTCGACACTGCCTTTCCCCTTCACTGCTTCGATAACAGTGAAGCCTAACCTTCTTAATTCCTCCGCGCTCTTGGGTTCGTTAGGGTCAGGATAAACAGGTTCGCCCTTCACCCCAACTAGACTTAAATGACGTGCTATCTGGTCATTGGTTAGCCCAATACCACCCTCTTTTTTGGGATCGTAGTAAACCATCT